GTCTACTGGGATCGTAGTCTGCTCGCGCCAGATCCCCAAAGCTTTGCGGGCCATCTCTTCATGCCGCTTCATAGCCTTAATACAAGAAAGCTTGCGCTCTGCAAACTTATCCCCGGGGATCAAGAACGTCTCAATGACCCCTTTCCACAATGGTACCCCGCCAAATACGCCATACAACTCGCCATTTTCAGTCAAGGTGTACGAGCAGCCGGCCCGCTCAAAGTCCACTCCATTTTTAAAGATGGGCCAAGCGGGACAGAAAAACTCCCAGTGCCAGTTTTCAAATGGTACCACGATCATCGCTCCGATACCACTAAAGAGTACATGATTGCTAGTAATGTACAGGGTTGTGGTACATCATGCTTCACGGTCAATTCAAATGCACGGTCTGGAGAATGCCTCAGCAACAGGCGTTTATCTCCAGTAAACAATTGAATGCTGCCCATGGGCATGGCTGGCGTACGGAACAAAACTTCTTCTAAGTTAGTGTCATCAGTACCGGTCTTCAACCCGTATGTGTCAACTACTCGGAAAGTAACCCGCTCAACCCGGCGAGTCTTACCTTGAGATGGACCCTCTTCAGTCTGTACTTCTGGGTCCAAGGTTTTTAATAGGGCTGCGTAGGGGAGTCCAACATGGACTATGGATCCTGCCCTATCCAGGGTAATTGAACCCGGTGACACAGTTAAATTTCGGTGGGTTGTTCCATCTACGAGAACACTAACTGTTTCGCCTTCTAAATGATCTAGCCCAGACAATATAGTGGCTGGACTACCGTCGTAGGTCAAACCAGAATCGACGTAAAAAGCATCGGCAGGTAAATCGCCTCTGGCTTGACTAAACTGGTGCTCCATAAATTCAACGTACTGGACAGTGGCTCCGTTAATCGTACGAGAAACCAAGAGATAAAGTTGATCTTCAGATTCGTCTTGGCTAGGAATAGATGCCATCGACTTGACAACAGCATTAGTCCCGGCTAAAATATGACGAGACCAGGCCACGACATCTTGCTCACGTTCGTAAGTAAGGCAGCGCATTTCCCCGTCAGCCAGTCGTACCCAAGCCAGACTATCAGGGGTCTTGGTGTAAGCAATCTCTTCAACAAAACCAGAGGTAATGTGTTCGGCCACCAAAGTTAAATCTGGCGTGTTGTAACCATCTACCTCCACAGCATAGGCCAACTCTCGAAACTTTAGACGATTTCGATCGACATACAACGTGGCCTTAGAAGCCCCAATTGGTTTTGCTCGAGAACAACCGTCAGTCGTCTCACGGTTTACCTTAACGTTAGTAGGCGTTAAAGCTAAGTCGTCTCGACCAGAAGACATCAAGAATGGGCCATCAGACGTACCCAGCTGCATGTGCCGGGCTGAATACATCCAGCGAATGGCGTTAACCTGATCGCTTGAAATTGTCAAGGTCAGACCAGAGTCGTCTAACACTTCGCCGTCTACATTTGTAGGGCTGAATACCTCAAAGTCTCCAGATACCGATCCCCACACGGTGTTAGGTTTAGTGTTGCTGCCGGCAGTAAAGAAACGTTCTTGATAAAACGAACCGTGTTTTGGCCAGCCATTAGTAGCAGACCATTCGCCTAATCGCCAGACGCTAGTAGCTGTGGCCTGGTCAAAAGGATGATTCTCTTGTACAACGGCTGTAACCGAGGTAGTTGAGGCAACGGCCGTAATTTTGGCACTGCCCCACTTAGCGCTATGCTCCAGACGAATTAAACGCCCGACGTCAGTCGACTGAAATCCAGTATTGTTATTGATACCTGTCGTAGAACTGGCGGTAATTGTAGTAGTACCTACTTTATGTGCGTTAGTCAGCGTAGTAGCGGTGACGTTGGTCTTTCCGTACGGCCCATCTTGAAAATCAAGCTCAGTCAGCGTCCACGCCGTAGCGCCTGTACGACTGAGTTTACGCGGCGCGTAATCTTTGTGAAATAAGTAAAGAACGTCTGCTGACTGCGTGAAATCAAGGTCTGCAAGTTCGGTATGAGCATAAGGCGTAGCAACTTCATACGGAGCTGTACCTGCTGCATTAAGTAATTGACCCTCGTTTCGATAGAACCGGACATAGTAATCTCCAAATTCAAGGACGTACGCTTGCACCGTGCTAAACACGAATGGAATCAAGCGGACCGTCTTACTGGAGTCCTTAACTTCGGCGATAAATCTAGTACCTGACCGCTTAGTGACCCCGCCGTGCGGGAACACAATAAAGTTTTCAAGCCGTTTGCAGCTTGTCGTGTACTTCGTCAGGTCAACTCGCCCAAGGAGCTTTGGACTAATCTCACCGCCTGTGAAGTTTGTCTGTATAGGCGTGACTTTAGCCATGACTTACCTCGGTGGCGGCGTTAGGAATGCGCTCGTAACTCCTAGGCGAGAATCAAGCCAATAATCAGAGTCGAGCACGTCTTGAGAATTCTCTTGTGCGTCGACAAATTTAGCTTCGCGCATCTTCAGCTCGTACATCTTCCACATATCTTGCATGGCCGAAGTACTTTGTAGCAATGGTTGCGCCAGATCGGCAGCCAAGCGAGCGCATAACGCGTCAACTAAAAGTGTGTCGTATTTTGTTACGTCAGTTTCAAGCGACGTATATTTGATGTTCATCGTGTCGTTGTCAGACAAGATGAATGAACCTTCTAGCTGATATGGCAATGAAATTGCGCCGGTATCTTCAATTGCTAAAAGGCGTAGATAATCTGAGGGCAACACAAACCGGTTAATAAAGCCATACACCGGTGCTGTCACATCCTTAGGTAAAGAAGCGCGCTTAGTCAAACAATTCCAGGGGTGACCTCTGAATACTGCAGCGCGTGTATCATCGAACAAAACGCTAGAGACAGATGCGGCCTTAGTGTTGTCAGACAATGAAGTAACTGACTCAACACCTAGCAGAGCTAACGCCCTGTTTACAAGTTCCACATTTGACGTAGCCATCTTGCCCCCTTATGAAGAGGGCCCCCCTTAATAGAGGAGCCCCCTTGTTGCTTAGTCCACCACGTACAGAACGTAACCGTTCAGTGTAGCAGCATCAGGCAAGGTACCGTCGTTAACCTGGGCGGTAACCAAGACGCCGTCAGTAGACGACACTTGATCATTAGCCACCGAGGTAACCGAGCCAGCGCCTGAGATGTCAGTGTTAGCACTGATACCGTCAGCGTCAGCTGCGACAGTAGCACCATTGGACAGGGCGGTATAAGCGCCATACCCAAGGTCTAGCGTACGAGACGCACCAAAGGCTGAAAATGCCACGTAGACAGACAGCACACGAATAGCACCGGCCGGCAACTTCACCAAGTTGACGTAATCACCAGCGGTACCTGCGCCCGATTGAGTGTAGTCAAAAGCGGCTACACGCACACGGCCGTGGGCTTCGTGAACTGCGTTCATGACGGGAGGGACTGCTACGGTGTTACCGTATTGGGTCGAATTGGTAGTAGCCATTTCTCAGTCCTCCTTATTCAGCGCACTTGATTTCGACGACTTTCTCTTCTTCCATACGGACGGCGCCGAAGGAAGCAGAGCAGTACACCTGAGTCGCGTTACGCTTGTCACGACGTGGACCGATGTCTACGTTAATGTCCATACCCATTGCGCACAACAGGCCAGACTTAGCGTAGCAAATCACTCGACGATGTGAGTTAGCGTCCGTGTTCAGGAGTTCAGTACGTACGAACTCAAAGCCCATGAACGTGTTAAGCTCGCCAGAAACCAGAGCTTTAACGGAGTTGTAGTCAGCACTCGTAACTTCGGTCGTACGCAAGAGGTCGGTGACCTGCTTAGCAGTAACTACGATGATGCGAGAATCTGACGGATCAACTTCATTAGAGTCCAACAGTTCCTTAGCGCGACGAAGCTTACCGATGGTTAGACCAGAGTTGGCAGCAGAGCCAGTCTCCACGTAGTCAACAGCAATTTGCTGCGACGCAGGGAAGCTAACAGTGCTTGAACCGGTCTTGCCAGTGTAAGCAGTACCGAACGCAGACTCAATGATGACCTGGTCCATCTTACGGCCGAGAGCAAAAGCAGCACTCTGCGCATAAGGAGACGTGGGGTCGATCAGCATGCGGATACGGTCAGTACGATCGATGAGATCGGCCCAATCGAAATCGCGCAATGAGACACGACGACGGTCGTGAGGTACGTTCACCAGCGGGGTATCTTGATGTCGCCCCGTGACCTCGAGAGCAGCGGTAGCGCCAATCCGGTCGTAGAAGTCAAACTCAGCTGCCTGAGACTCGACTCGCACGTACGGACGCAAACGCGAACCTTTCTGCTGAACGAGGTGCTCGACATTGCTCTTGTACTGTTGTACAAAGGCGGTCGTGATCTGCACAGACATGGTGCAATCCTCCTTCAAAGTTTACGTTGAATGCGCTTTGGCTACCCTTTCGGACCTCTGCTTCCCCGTTTATAGTCGTGGGGCATTGTGACTCGGACGGTTGCCCGCTACCCGTTACCCAGATCATAACGCATAAAATGCGTTACGAACATTATTTTTTCTTCTTGTCCGGTTCCTTTGACTTTCCGGCCTTCGAATAAGCAATAGCCACGGCCTGCTTCTTCTTATAGCCTTCGGTCATCAGGGTTCCGACATTTTTCGAAATCACCTTCTTTGAGGAACCGGTCATGAGTGGCATTATTGCGGATCCATATCAGGATAAGCAAACTGGAACAAAGACTGCATCTTGGCAATCGCTTCATTGTGGCCGTCTATCTCC